AAGAGTAAAAGATCAAGGTAGTTTTCTTAATACTATGAAGCAAGTTGCTGGAGTCTTCTCAGCAGCAGCTCAGTTTAAAAAAGTATCTGATGCCAAAGATAAAGAAAATGAAGGCTTTGAGTTTATGCTCGGTCAAGCTGGTGAAATCAAGAGCGAAGTTGTCGATCAATTCAATGCTCAAGAAAAACAGCTTGAAACTGAGAGAAAAGATGCTGACTTTGAGTTAACGAAAGAAGCTCAGACACAAACTGGTCAAGAGCAGACAGAAACTAACGAAGCTGCATACAACTTATTACATACAGATATAGAAGGTGCTAATGTAAAAAAAGTTGCATCTGCTATAGGAGATCATTTTAAACCTGTGTTAGGCAATACTATGGCTGGTAGAGGTCTAGATGGTATTAGTACTACAGGCGAAGCTTTTGGTGAAATAGATAAAGGTGTAAAAACTGTACTGGGTGCAGCTCTTTATGAAGCTTTGGAAAATGGTGTTGATATTACAAATGAGCGTACTCTTAGAAGATATATAAAAAGAATTACACCTAAACTGATGGAGGCCAGAGCTGGTCTTCGAGCTAAGTGGGCTGCTAATCAAGAGGTAAAACTAGAAAACGCTAGAAACGCTCAACTAAACTCTGACATACGAGAAGCTGTTATTAACAATGACTCTAATGCTATATTTAGCACAGGTGGTTTACTCGATCAAATTAGGGCAAGAAAGTTTGGTGATGCTCCCGGATCTTACCCACTAGCTATGCAGTACTTAGAAGACCAGATTATCTCTGACATTCAGAAAGACGCATTTAAAGGTGGCGAAGGTACATTAGTTAGTCCTGATAACATAAACAAGCTTTTGGATGAAGGTAAGATTGTAATAAATGGTAAAGAGTATAATGGTCTACTGAATGTACCTGATAATATTATCTCTAAACAAGTCAAAGAAAGATTTGAAAGACGTGTTACTGGTGCAATACAGGATATACAAACTCAAGCCGCAGATGACTTGGAACAGCGTAAAACAAATCTAAAATATCAATGGGATTTAGAAAACATAGATAAGCCAATGGCTGAACTAAGAAATAATCCTGTAAAAATGAAAGAGTTTCTTAGTGATGCTAACTTAGTAGTGCTACAATCTAAGTGGATAAATTATGCACGTAACCAAGTTGACGGTGACGGTGTTCTTTTATATGATACAACAATAGACGGTCAACCTAAACTTACAGACAAACTAAATGCTCTTTTAGCTAAGGCTGATACAGGTGTAAATGATACAGAGGTTAACTCACAATCTACATATCAAGATCAACTAAATACAGTACACAAAGACTTTATAGAAACTGCTGTTCTTCGACATATTTATGATGATAAAGGAGCAGAGAAAAAATTAGTTGGCTCAGATAATATGATATACAATCGTATGGTAGCTGATTTTAATGATAAGTTTCGTAAGTCATTACCAGAATTAGAGCAGACTTTAGCTGCTTTACCAGCCGGAGCTAATGAAACTCTAACAATTCAAGAGCATATGAATAATGTTTATAAGTTAACTAAAACTAACTTAGATAACAATGTTTATGATGCACCTTTGAGTATAGGTGGTTCTGTAAGTATACCTTTAGTAAAAGCCAAGCAAGAGTTTGTGGACTCATATATAAAGGATGAAAGTCTAAAAGATGCACCAGAAGCTACAAACCTAGCAGAGAAAAATAACTTTGAAAGATCTAAAGGTTGGAGAGACAGTGGTGGTACACTGAATAAGGATGTTATCGAGTTCTATGATAACGTACCTATGTATACAATGGTCAATGGTAAAAAAGTACCAATGACTAGCTTACAAAAGTTTTTATATAGAGCTAGAGCTGTTAATCTTTTAACAACTGATGAGACTGCTAAGATTGCTAAGTGGGATGAGACTATGGAGTTCTACACAGATGATGATAGAATAGCTTTACTTAACAAACCTACTGATGGTAAGTTTTTTCAAATAAGTGCAGAGTCACTACCAACCGTTACTGCCGCAGCAACTGCTATGAGAGCTGGCCCTAACAATACATTTGATAGTATAGAGTCGCCCAAGCTTAAAGCTAAATATGAAAGTCTGTCAGATAGACAAAAAGCTAGAAGAAGTGCTAAACCAAATATTGAACAATCCTTGCAAGACATGACTCTTGAAGAGCTAGAAAATGCTGTCTATAATCTTGATGCTACTAATATAGGTTACTATGGTTTTGGCGGTTTTGAAGCGTTAGACTTGTTACAACAACTAGGTGCTAAACCCGGTCAAAAGATAACAGAGGACGTGCAAACAGCTATGCGTTTTTTAAAATTACAAAACAATATTACTAGACGTAAAAATGCTATGTCTGGACTTACTGTTGTAAATAGTAACGCAGCTTGGGTAGAAGCTACAACATTTACCTATGACGAAGCACAAGCCATTAAAAAGGTATTTCCTTTACTAGAAGGCTATGATATGACTAATCTTGGTCGCATGCAAAGACAAGTTGCAAAAGTATTTGTAACAGATCTTGAAAAGTATGGCACTGATAACCTAGTCAAGGCTGGTTATAGATTTGTTACTGGTGTACCTAAGAGGCAAGAGATAGACGAGATTGTAGAAAAAGAACGTATACCTGATCCAGAACCAGAAGAAAGACCTAATTTAACCAGACGAGGACTAGAAACACAATGATAGAAGAATCAAACTATGGTGATGCTTACTCTTTAGATATTGAAGCTTCTAAGGCTGCCGTAGAAAAGTACGGTGAGTTTATAGATGAGTACGAAAAAAAAGAGCAAGCAGAACAAGCTGTAGAAGCAGAAAAAACAGCAGAGCAGAAGCAGAGGGTTGATGAACAGGTTGACCCTCGTAACGCCGATTCATGGGGTGCTAAAGCTTTTATAAAAGAAGGGCAGTCTATTCTATCTGGTGGTATACAAGATACTGCGTCTTCGATTGCAACATTTCCTGAGCGTACAGTAGATGCGTTATCAGGTGAAATGCAAAGAGAGAAAGAAGAAAAAGGATTCTACAAACCAGAGTGGACTCCTTTTAACTCTTACGATAACCCTATCGAAACCAAAACATGGTGGGGTAAACAGCTACGTGGATTAGTACACTTTGGTACACTAGCTATCGGTACAATAGCAGCAGCTAAGGCAGCGGCAGCTACAGGTCTGGTTACAATACCAGCTGGTCTAGCCGGTGTAGCTAGTAGCAGTCTTGCAAGAGGTGCGGCTATAGGTGCTGTGTCTGACCTTGTATCTAAAGAGTCAGACGAGATGAACGCTATGGGTGCATTGCGTGAAAGATATGGCTGGTTTGATACACCACTAGCTACCAAAGACACAGACCATCCTGTTATGATGAAGATAAAAAACATCGTAGAAGGTATGGGCATAGGTCTATTTTTTGACGGACTAGCTTATGGTCTTAAGAAAGGCAGTCAACCAGTGCTTGACCAAATAGCTGCAAGAAATAAAAGTGTAAAAGATCAAACAGTTGAAGCTGGTATAGCACAGCTACGAGAGGGCGAAGTACAGTTTAGAGCAGATAAAAATGCTCCTGTAGCAGAGCCACACCAAGGGGCACATACATCACAGGTTGAACCAGATGTAGCTCGTCAACAGTTATCACGTACACGTAACGAGTGGGGTTCTGAAGAAGGATCTACAGGCTCTGTTACTACACCAGTAGAACGTGAGCGTATAGCACTCAAAGGTGGTACAGATGATGCAACTGTTGAACGTATATACAAAGGCCTTGTTAGTAGTGAAAAGTTTGCAAAAGACTTGGCAGCTGCAAAAGGTGACAGGCGAGCTCTAGCAGCTACATTTAGAGAAGCTGTAGAAGGACACCAGCGTATAACACAAGGTAGAAATGCTGTTGATATGTCACCGGCAGAGTATCTCAAAGAGTTATATGAAACTAACGATGTTATTGATGGTGTCGAAGTATGGACATCGAAGAACGTTGTTATTGCTGACCTAGTGTCTGGTACACTGTTAAGACAGTTACGAGATACAGGTATAGCTGGTAGAGAGATAATGGATATAGTCAATCTTAATGATATAGACGGCCCAGCTAAACAGATAGTTGACACAATGCTTACAGCTTTGTACGAAACTAAGAAAGCTAGATTTGTAAAGTCAGACTCATTTAGAGCGTTAGGTGCTGGTAAGGCACGTAAAAGAGCTATAGATGATGCAATGGCACAAGAGATGGCTGACACAAGAGAGTCTGTACTTTCTGTATTAAAGATTTCAAAAGATGGTGATGATGAGTTACTACAGGCTGTGTTCGAGGCTTTCTCTATGATGAAAGATGTCAACTCACTCGATGACTTTGACAAGTGGGCTCGTACTATTATAAAAGGTGGTAAGCTAACAGAAGGTGGCGTAGACCGTACAGGTGCTATGATACGTGAGCTAGAAGGTGTAATGAGTCATAGTATACTATCTGGCCCTAAAACACCAGTCCGAGCAATCATGGGTACATCTGCTGCAACATTCTTAAGACCTTTATCTACAGCATTAGGTGCTGCTATACGTTACCCATTTAACGGTGACACAGCTACACTTAGATCTAGTCTTGCGTCTATAAACGCTATGGTAGAAGCTGTGCCTGAGTCATTTGAATTATTTAGAACTAAGCTAAACTCATACTGGAAAGGTGATATATCGAGTATTAAAACTCGTTATGTAGACTTTACCAGAGGTGATGAAAACTGGGAGATCTTACGTCGTTGGGCAGAAGATAGTGGTAGAGCCACACCCGGAGAAACAGCAGCGTTTCGTGTAGCCAACATGGCACGTCAAATGAACAATAGTAACTTGCTAACATACTCTACTAAGATTATGGCTGCAACTGACGATGCGTTTGGTTTTATACTTGGACGTGCAAAGATGCGTGAGAAGGCTATGCGTAGAGTCTTGGAACTACAGGACAATGGCATATCTACACCAAAGATAACTCGTAAACTAATGAAAGCTTACGAAGACGATTTTTACTCACAGTTGTATGATTCTGCTGGTAACATTACAGATGAAGCTTTATCATTTGCACGTAAAGAAGTTACACTTACACAGGAACTTACAGGCTTTGCAAAAGGTCTAAACGATGTGTTTACTGCTACACCATTAGCCAAACCATTCTTTTTGTTTGCTAGAACTGGTGTTAACGGTCTTGCACTTACAGGTAAATATACACCCGGTTTTAACTTCTTAGTCAAGGAGTTTAATGACATTGCTTTTGCTAATCCTAAAGATCTAGGCAGTGTACGTCAGTATGGTATTACCACAGCTGAAGAGCTGGCTAACGCACAGGCATTACAAACAGGCCGATTGGCTATAGGTTCTGCTGTTACATTTATGGCAGCTATGGCATGGATGCGTGGTGATCTTAACGGTAATGGCCCAGTTGACAGACAGAAAAGACAGATGTGGCTAGATGGTAAGTGGGAGCCAAGAACTATAAAGCTAGGTGCTGTACGTGTTGGTTATGATAACTTTGAACCATTCAACCTTATTATGTCTACAATCGCTGACGTAGGCGACGCAAGCGAACTTATGGGTGAAGAGTGGACAGAAGGAGAACTACAAAAAATATCATTAGTTATAGCTCAAGCTATTACAAGTAAGTCTTACCTAGCTGGTATACAGTCATTTGTAGATTTATTTGGCGGTCGACCCGGCCAGTTCAATCGAATCATAGCAGGCTTAGGTAACAATGTTGTACCTTTAGCAGGCTTACGTAATGAACTTGGTAAACTATTTACACCTTATATGCGTGAGTTAGGG